GGCGAAGGCGCGTTCGGCGGTCAGCGTTCGTATGAACGCGTCCCGGCATCCTCCGTCGTTCATTGGTTTCGGATGGATCGTCCGGGCCAGACACGCGGCATTCCGGACATCATGCCGGCTCTGCCGCTCTTTGCTCAGCTCAGACGATTTACTCTGGCAGTTCTGGCGGCGGCCGAAACCGCAGCGGACTTCGCCGGAATTCTCTACACCGATGCTCCAGCCAACGGAGAAGCCGATGCGGCGGAACCCTTTGAGCCCATCGAACTGGAAAAGCGTGCACTGCTGACGATGCCTGGAGGCTGGAAGATGAGCCAGATGGAGGCTCAGCAGCCGGCCACAGGATTCAGCGAGTTCAAGCATGAGATTCTGAATGAAATCTCGCGTTGTCTGTGCATGCCTTACAACGTCGCGGCTGCCAATTCTTCGGGTTACAACTATGCCTCAGGCCGACTGGATCATCAGACCTACTTCAAAGCGATTCGCGTCGAGCAGTCGCATCTGGAAACCGTCGTGCTGGATCGCATCCTTGCCGTGTGGCTGGACGAAGCCGCGCTGATCCCCGGATTGCTGCCAACGGGACTTGGGCCGTTTGCTCAATGGCCGCACCAATGGTTCTGGGATGGACATGAACATGTCGACCCTGCCAAGGAAGCCAACGCTCAGGCAACGCGACTGGCCAACCTCACCACAACTCTCGCTGACGAATACGCGCGACGCGGTCAGGACTGGGAAACACAACTGCGACAGCGTGCGAAGGAACTGGCGCTGATGCAGGAACTTGGACTCTCTCTGGCTCATAGCACCCCTCAATCTTCCATGGAGGAAATCGATGTCTTACCCGACGATGAACCTGTTGGCACCGAGTGAACCTCGCTCGATGCAGCTGAATGCCGAAGCCACGATTGAGCTGGAGGCCGCCGCCAATGCGGATGGACAAACCATGCTGCCGCGGTTCCGGATGCTGGCTTACACCGGCACTCCCATGCGTGTCGGTGGCTGGAGGCATCCTGTCGTTCTGGATCTGGCAGGACTGTCCATCCCGTCTCAGTCACGTCCGATCCGCTTTGGTCATGACCCGCTGTCGGGCGTCGGCCATACCGACAACATTCGCGTAGAACAGGGGCAGCTGGTTGCTGGAGGCCTTGTCTCTCGCGACACACCGGCTGCTCGCGAAGTGGTGACCAGTTCCCGCAATGGATTCCCCTGGCAGGCGTCTGTCGGGGCCAGCGTGGAAGAGTTCGAGTTTGTGAAGGAGTCGCAGCAGGTGACGGTCAACGGCAAACAGTACAGCGGTCCGCTCAACGTCGTGCGTCGCTCCACGCTGGGGGAAATCAGTTTCGTGGATCTTGGCGCAGACGGATCCACTAACGCCAGCATCTCGGCGGGACAGTGTGAAGATGATCTGTTTATCGAAGCGGCTGACTCACAGCTGCAGGACACGCACGAAGAAAGCGAAACCACCATGACTGCCAATGAGTCCGCCACACCTGTCACCGCACCGCGGAATTCCAGCCTTCCGCCAGCCCATGTCGCTGCCCGAGATGCCGTCACGGAGATGCGGATGTCAGCAGCCGCGGAAGCCGAACGGATTATGGCCGTGCGTAGACTGTGCGCAGGGAAGAACTCCCAGGTTGAAGCTCGTTCCATTCGAGAAGGCTGGGACCTGCAGCGGACAGAACTGGAATTGCTGCGGAATGGTCGGCCTTCCGCTCCCGCGATCCATACACCAAACCCTGTCGTGAATGCTCAGGTTCTGGAAGCCGCCTGTCTGATGACGGGAGGATCACAACAACTGGAGACGATGTTCGATGACCGAACGCTCCAATTGGCCAATGATCGCTATCGCAGCGGACTTGGACTTCAGGAACTGTTCCTCGAAGCGGCGTGGGCCAATGGCTACACCGGACGAAACTTCCGCGATAGTCGAGCCGTCATGCGTTTTGCCTTCGGCCGCGATATCGAAGCCGGCTGGTCGACCATCGATATCGGCGGAATTCTGTCGAATGTGGCCAACAAGTTTTTGCTCGAGGGTTTCTTCAGCGTTGAGCGTGTTTGGCGCAACATCTGTGCGGTCCGCAATGTGAGCGACTTCAAGACGGTGACCAGTTATCGACTGATCGGAAAAGATCAGTACGAACAGGTGGCTCCCGGAGGCGAGATTAAGCATGGAACACTGGGTACCGAACAGTACTCAAACAAGGCAGAGACCTTCGGGCTGATGCTGTCCATCGATCGCCGTGACATCATCAACGATGATCTTGGTGCCATCACGACGGTGCCGCGCAAGCTGGGACGTGGGTCGGGCCTGAAGATCAATGACGTGTTCTGGACGACGTTCCTGAATAACGCGGCGTTCTTCGTTGCCGGCAACAAGAACTATCAGGCGGGCACCGACACCGTGCTGACCATTGACGGTATGACGAAGGCCGAAGTGACGTTCATGGATCAGGTCGATGGTGATGGTAAGCCGATCGGTGTGATGCCAGCGATCGTACTGGTGCCCACGGCGCTGTCGGCCATCGGCACGCAGCTCTACAAGTCGGTGGAACTGCGGGACAATACGGCCAACGCCAAATCGCCAACCAACAACCCCCATCAGGGCAAGTTCCGGGTGGAAGTCAGCCGCTACCTTGCGAATGCCTCTTACACAGGCAACTCGGCCAAGGCGTGGTACCTGCTGTCCGAACCCAGCGATCTGCCGGTCATCGAAGTAGCGTTTCTCAACGGGCAGGAGTCGCCGACGATCGAAACGGCCGAAGCCGACTTCAATGTGCTGGGTGTGAAAATGCGGGGCTATCACGACTTCGGTGTGGCTCTGCAGGATCCACGCGGCGGCGTGAAGATGAAGGGCGAGGTCTGATCCCTGGTCGACAGTTGACAGTGGGCAGTCGTC